CGTAGCTCTGCTAAAACAAGAAACAATCCTAATTCAAGAATTAGGCAAGCAAGAAGAAGATGGAAGTGTTAAATGGCTAAAGCAAAAAGTGGTGGTAAAATATGTCCAGCAGGTAAAGCTTGGGCAAAAAGAACTTTTGATACATACCCTTCAGCTTATGCAAATATGGCTGCATCTAAATATTGCAAAGATCCTAACTATGCTAAAGGATCAAAAAAGAAAACAAAGAAAATGAAGAACGGTGGACTTGTTGGAATGAGGGGACAAGGCATTGTTATGAAAGAAAGACTTAGATAATGGGACAATTAGCTGAGTGGAGAAGACAAAACTGGGTGCGTATAGGCACAGACGGTTCTATCAAAGGCCCGTGTGGTACAAGCAAAGATAAAAAAAATCCAGATCGCTGTTTACCAAAATCAAAAGCACAAAGCCTAAGCAAAGCAGAAAGAGCAAAAACTGCAAGGAAGAAAAAAGCAGCAGGATCAAAAGGAAAGACTGTTGTTGCTAATACTAAAAAAGCCAAAGTATCCATGAAAGACGGTGGAGAAGTTAGAAAAATTGCAAGAGGTTGTGGTAAAGTAATGAGCAACAGAAGAAAGAAAACTAAATATTCATAGGAGTGAATTATGTTTAAAAAAACTAAAGGCTACGCTGGAGGTGGAATGGTTAAAGGCACTAAGTATATGGCTAAAGGAGGTGCAGCTAAAGGCACTAAATATATGTCAAAAGGTGGTGCTATGAAAGGTACTAAGTACATGTCCAAAGGCGGAGCTATGAAAGGAACTAAATATATGGCTAAAGGTGGAAAGGTATAACAACCTTTTTACTAAAACAAAGGAGAGAGCGTTTTGTCATATTTGATTTCAAATATACCTCAGTTTAAATGCTGGGTAAGAAAAGAGTTTACAGCTAATCACAGCAATTATCACGGAGAGTATCTACATGCTCTAGCTATTGCTGTTAATACTATTCCAGATAGATCATTAAGTTTTCAAGTAGTCTTTACAGGTTGCGAAATAGATAATGAAGAAGATGCACCCAATGTTCATGGCGGTGCTATGTGGGCAAGAATGCCTATTCAAGCCTTAGTTGCAGACATACCATTACAAGATTGGCCAACTCCTATGGAAGATCATTTAGCTCAACCTTGGGATTGTCTTAGTCACCATCATTCTGTTGTTACCATGGATAGAGTTAGTTCATCACCTTGGCTTTGTAAGATAGGTGGAGACTTCTATACAGGTAAATATTTGTTTACAGTAGATTATACAGAAAATTCAATAGCTGATGATTCTGCTCAACATAAGCAGTCACATGTGTTATATTTAACAGACGCTGGTGAATATACTGGTAACTTTGTGGCTTTACCCAATAATAGAGTAAGAGCAACAAACCCTGCTTTATGGCGTGTTGGAGAAGGAGCACCAGACTTTATGCCTTCACAATGGATACATTCAGCAGAACAACATGAGAGTTATATGGATCCGAACATAACATTTAACAATCTATATGCTCCAGAGGAAGATTAAATGGCAACATCAAGTAGTACAAATTTTGAACCAGATGTAACTGAGTTTGTTGAAGAAGCCTTTGAAAGGTGTGGGCTAGAACTTAGAACAGGTTATGATCTTAAAACAGCAAAACGATCTATAAATCTTATGTTAGCTGAATGGGCTAACCGTGGTCTTAATCAGTGGACTATAGAACAAGCAACTCAAACAGTAACTAAAGGGACTAATCAATATACTTTAAACTCTAATGTTATTGATATATTAGATTGTTCATTAAGAAGAGATACTGATGGAACAAATCTTGATCTGCAAATGACAAAAATTAGCAGAAGTGAATTTTTAAATATTCCAACTAAATCTACTCAAGCTAGACCTAATCAATTCTTTTTAGATAAGCAGGTTAGTCCTGTTTTAAATATATGGCCAACACCAGAGAATAGCACTGATGTGTTGGTATTTAACAAGTTGGTAAGAATGGATGATGCTGATACAGCAACCAACACTATGGATATGCCGTTTAGATTTTACCCTTGTTTCGCAGCAGGTCTTGCTTATTACATAGCTATTAAAAAAGCACCAGATAGAGTGGTTATGCTAAAACAAATGTACGAAGACGAGTTTGAAAGAGCCATGTCTCAAGACGAAGATACTGCTTCTTTTAGAATATCTCCTTACTTAAGAAACGGATACTAATATGGCATACGCTACTGGTAAATACGCAATAGCACTTTGCGATAGATGTGGTTTTGAATACAAACTATCTCAACTAAGAGAAGAATGGAACGGAACAAAAACTTGTAGAGACTGCTTTGATCCAAAACATCCACAACTTGAGCCATTGCCACACGTTTCTGATCCTGAAGCTTTATATAAACCTAGACCTAATAATGATTTAGAAATAGGTGAAGGAGTAGTTTATACTAATGATAGTGATACTAACTCATCTATGACTGCTGATCCGATAGGATCTAAAATATTAGGTTATGAAATGACAGGTTCACTTGGCGAGGTTACAATAACAGTATGACATTAGCAGAGTTAAAAACATTAATACAAAATTACACACAAAATACAGAAACTACTTTTGTAGCAACGCTTGATGACTTTATTAAAAACGCTGAAGAAAGAATATTTGAATTAGTACAGTTTGATTTCTTTCGTAAAAATGTAACAGGTACATTAACATCAAGCAATACTTACCTTACAACTCCTACAGATTATCAAACAAGTTTTTCTTTAGCAGTTATAGACGGCAACGGAGATTATCATTATTTAGATAAAAAACATCCATCGTTTATGCGTGAATACTCTGTTGATCCAACTGATTCAACCTTAAGAGGTTTACCAAAATATTATGGAGAATTTGATAAAGAATTATCTACAGCTTCAAACAATGGCTCTACGATTATTGTAGCTCCAGTACCAGACTCAAATTACAATGTTGAGTTACATTATCTATACAAACCAAATTCTTTAGTTACAGATACTACAGGCACCTGGTTATCTAGCAATGCTAGAAACGCTTTATTATATGGAAGTCTAGTTGAGTCATATATATTTATGAAAGGTGAAAATGATTTATTACAGCAATACGAGCAACGCTTTGCAGGTGAAATAAATAGATTGAAAAATCTTGCAGAAGCTCGCGGAAGGAGAGATGAATACCGTTACGATTCTTTGAGGTCAACGGTATCGTAAAATAAATGAAACAAATTAAAAGTCTGAAAGGCAAAACAGTTGCCATAGTAGGTATGGGTAAAAGCTGGTTTGATTACAATTTAGCTAAATCACACGGAGTACATTTTGACGAAGTATGGGCTATAAATGGCGTAGCATCAGTTATATACCACGATAGAGTATTTATGATGGATCCTGCGTCTAGGTTTTTAGATACAGATGATGCAGGCGGTCAAACTGAAAGCATGGCTAAAATGTTACAAGAACATAAAGGCCCTATTTATACATGTGAGTTAGATAAAAGATGTCCAGGTTTAATTGAGTATCCTTTACAAAAAGTTATCAGATCAACTAACTGTCATTACTTAAACAACACGGTAGCCTACGCTGTAGCTTTTGCATATTGGAATGAAGTTAAAACAATAAAAATGTTTGGCATAGATTTTTCTTACAAAGAAAATTTACATTTTGCTGAAGCTGGTAGAGCTTGTGTAGAGTTTTGGTTAAGCAAATGTATGTCAAATAATATTCAAGTTGAAGTAGCTAAAAGCTCACCACTTCTTGATACAAACGTAATACCAAACGAAAAGTTGTATGGCTATCATAGGTTAGATGATCCTTACATTGTATTATCAACAGAAGATGGATTAAGTATAAAAAAAGTAAGCGATCTAAATATGATGGATAGTATACAAAAGCCTACGCTAATAGACCGTAACGACTCACATTTAAAACCACCTGAGCCTAACAAATGGTAGATAAAATAACACCAGCAGCCATGCCTGGATTAGGGCTTATAGAAGCTAAAACAAGTAATTATGGCGGACATCCTCCTGAGTTTTGGGCAGAGAGATTAACAGAAAAAATAGTAAGTACAAGTGACAGTGAGGATCCATATATTAAAGAACAAGCAAGAGCATACAGAGATATGATTTATAAGGTATGTTTGATTTATATAGAAAATGCGTTAAAATCTTACAAAGCAACTTTGATACAGGATTTATCTGGTCAAGGAAGTGAAAATATAGCAAAAATAATTAAAGGTATTTAATATGGCCATTACATCAACATTAACTACAAGTTTTAAAACAGAACTATTAACAGCAACGCACAATTTTGCAACAAATGGTAATGCTTTTAAACTTGCTCTCTATACAAGTTCTGCCACCATGGGAGCGACTACAACTGCTTATTCAACTTCACAAGAAGTAAGTGGTACTAACTACACAGCAGGAGGAGCCGCATTAACTAAAGTAGCACCAACAAGCGGTGGTACTACAGGATTTACTGATTTTGCTGACTTAACATTTGGCACAGCTACAGTAACAGCTAGAGGTTGTCTAATCTATAATGATACAAATAGTGATAAATCTGTAGCTACTATAGACTTTGGTGGAGATAAAACATCTACAGCAGGTGATTTTACTATAGTTTTTCCAGCAGCAGCAGCAAGTACAGCTATTATAAGAATAGCTTAACAAATGGCTGGCTGGGGTCGTTCTACCTGGGGTACTGGGCCTTGGGGTCAGCCTGCCTCAGTTTCAGTAAGCGTTAATGTATCTGGCGTTGCTGGCACTTCTGCTTTAGGCACTATTTCTACAGATGCAGAAGCTAATGTAATTCCAACAGGACAAACAGCCACAAGTGCTCTTGGCACAATATCAGTTGTTGCAAAAGCAAATCAAACACTCTCATCTCAAGTTGGTACAAGTGCATTAGGTACCATATCTACAGTTGCTAAAGCAAATATAGTACCAACAGGACAGTCTGCAACATCAGCTATCGGAGGTGTGGGTGTAAATGGTGATGCTGTTGCTAATGCACCAGGAGCTGTAGGATCTGTAGGTAGTGTTGGCGTAGATGTAGATGGAGAAGCAAATGTTGTTATATCAGGGGTTTCAGCTACTTCAGCAGTTGGATCGGTAACGGTTCATCATAACGCTAGATTTAATATTGATGGTGTTAGTGCTACAGGAAGTGTAGGTTCTGTTACCATAACAGCTAAAGCAAATATAAGTGTTACAGGTCTTTCAGCAACAGGTTTTGTAACAAATGTTTTGGTTTGGAGTCTTATAGATGATACACAAACACCAAATTATGCTAATATAAATGCAGACCAAACTCCAGAATGGGAAGAGGTGGCTTAATATAGGAAATAAATATGGCAACTTATGTAAATGATTTAAGGTTAAAAGAGATAGCGACAGGTGATGAATCAGGTACCTGGGGGACATCTACAAATACTAATTTAGAGCTTATTGCAGAAGCATTTAGTTATGGCACAGAAGCTATAACAACTAATGCTGATACTCACAGTACAGTAATAGCCGATGGAGCAACAGATCCAGGAAGAAGTTTATATTTAAAATATACAGGCACTCTTGATAGTGCTTGTACTATTACCATTACTCCAAATACTGTATCTAAACTTTGGTTTATAGAAAACGCAACATCAGGCTCACAAAATATTATTATTTCACAAGGTAGTGGTGCAAACATAACAATACCACCTGGAGATACAAAAGCAATTTATTCAGACGGAGCTGGATCTGGTGCAGCTATGGTAGATGCTTTTGCTAGTCTTAGCGTAGTAGATTTAAAAGTACAAGATGATTTAACCGTAACAGATGATATGACTGTTGGTGGTACTTTAGGTGTCACAGGAGTTTTAACAGCTACCTCATTAGACATTTCAGGCGATATAGACGTAGACGGAACTACTAACCTAGATGTAGTAGATATAGACGGAGCTGTAGATATGGCTTCTACACTACAAGTAGATGGAGCTATTACTTCTTCTGCTGGTGCAACCATAACTACAGCCGATAATACTAACCAACTTACACTAGTATCAACTGACGCAGATGCAGCCGTTGGTCCCGTATTAGATTTATACAGAAACTCTGGAAGTCCTGCTGATGATGATTTTTTAGGAAAAATTAATTTTAGAGGCAGAAACGATAATTCTCAAGATGTTGACTATGGTTATTTATCATACTTTATAGCTGATGCCTCAGATGGAACTGAAGACGCATTTATGCAATTAGGTATAATGAAAGGTGGTTCTAACACACTTCTAATAGAAGCTGGGGCTACTGAAACTGTATTCAATCAATCAAGTGTTGATCAAGACTTTAGAGTAGAATCAGATAACTTTACACACGCTTTGTTTGTGCAAGGTTCAGATGGTGGCATTGGAGTTAATGCAGATACTCCTGCAAAACTAGGAGTTACTGGTACAGGTGGACTGATACATCTTGGCGGTACTAATACACAAGTTAGATTAGCAAATAGTATTTTACATCACAATAATAGTGGTAATACAACTTTACATCTAAGAAATAATTATGGTGCAACAAGTAATTTAGCACAAACAAAAATAGAATCAGGATTCCTAACTTTTCATGTAGGTACATCATTTACTGAAAGAGCAAGATTGACTGCGGGTGGGCAACTTTTAATAGGTTCAGGTTTTACAAGTCCAGTTGGCAGTGAAACTGTTTTACAAGCAGCAGGTAATAGTTTAAATGGTGGTGTAGCAGCTTTTTATGACCCAGATGTTTCTGTTAGTACAGGAAATGTAATTTTACAATTAACATTTACAGTAGACGAAGATTGCACAAATGGTAAGTTTGCACAATTTAGTGATGGTAATACAAATTGCGGTTCTATATCAGCAGCAAGTGGAACTTCTGTAGCTTTTAACACAACTTCTGATGAAAGACTAAAGAAAAATATTGTTGATGCTTCTTCTCAATTAAATGTAATAAAAAATATAAAAGTAAGAGAGTTTGATTGGAAAAACAATAACCATCACGACGTTGGTATGATTGCACAAGAATTAAATACTGTAATACCAAATGTTGTTATTGAGGGTAGCGATGAACACGAAATGAATTGGGGTGTTGATTACGGAAAACTCACACCTTATTTAATAAAAGCAGTACAAGAACTTTCTGCAACAATAGATGATTTAAAAACTAGAATAGAAACACTAGAGGGATAATAAATATGGCAATATCTTACGAATGGGATTGCAAAAATTGTGATACATACCCAGCAAAAAGCGGTAAATCAAATGTGGTTTACAACGTATATTGGACACTTACGGCTACTGATGATAGTAATAATGATTCAAATGGTAATCCACAAAAAGCTAGTTGCTATGGTTCTGAACTATTAGATACATCTGATCTATCTAATTTTACAAATTGGTCTAGTCTTAAAAACAGCGATGTTCAAGGTTGGGTTGAAGCTGCTATGGGAAGTGCTAGAGTAACTGAATTGAAAACAACATTAGATAAAGAAATAGCTGAAAAAGTTTCACCAACATCTGTATTAAAAACATTAAGTTCATAAAAACTATTTAAAAGAGGAGAAAAAAAATGAGTAAAGAAAAACAAGAACATTTAGTAATGTTAGATGACAAGGAAATGAAAGTTTCTGATTTAACACCACAACAAAAATATTTACATTCACAACTACTTGATTTAAGTAATCAAGAATCACGATTAAAATTTCAACTAGACCAAGTACAAGCTAGTAAAAGAGTTTTTGAACAAACATTTATTGATTCTGCAAAAGAACAAGCAAATGAAGTTTTAGAAACAGAAATGAAAACCCTAGAAAATTAAGGAGAATACAAATGACAATAATTAATATATTTACTTGGATTTGCACAATAATAGCAATAGCATCGTTTATTGCTGCTGTAACACCAACACCGCAAGGTAATTGGTGGCTATCAAAACTTTATAAAGTTATAGACTGGTGTGCTTTAAATGTTTTAAAAGCTAAGGATAAGTAATATGAGTTTTTTAAAAAGATTTTGGGGTAACCTTACTGGTACTGAAGAAGTAAAAGTAAGAACTAGAAACAAAAAAGGCCATTATGTTGCTGATGATAAGTCAACGCCAGATGTTGATGAAGCTTGGACTACTAAACGAGTTAAAAAATCTAAAAAATAATGGCTAAATCACCCGATGCATTTGTTTATAACGCTACATTAGAAAGAATCGTAGATGGCGATACCTTTGATTGCTGTCTTGATCTTGGTTTTGATGTAAAGCTACATAAACAGCGTGTTAGGCTTGCAGGCATAGATACACCCGAAAGTAGAACTAGGGATCTCGCTGAAAAGAAGCTTGGTCTTGCTGCTAAAGAAAGACTTAAAGAGCTTTGTATAGGCAACTTTAAAGTAAAATCACTAGGCAAAGGCAAATATGGCCGTATTCTCGGCATACCATATACCGAAGATGGCAAAGATATTTGTAAAATGTTAATAGATGAAGGTCATGCAGTTGAGTACCACGGAGGCACCAAAAGTAAGGTTTGGGGTGATTACTAAACCTAATGGACTCAGCAGTAACTTTAATTAATGAGGTTGGTTTTCCAATAGCAGCAGCTATAGGGCTAGGCTTATTTATCTGGAAGCTTATCAATAAAATTATTGACGGTATGGAAACTAAAGTAGATGTACTTGATGAAAAGGTATCAGCACAAATATCTGAAATAGAACAACGATTAGGTCAAAAACTAGACTCACAACACGGCATTTTGGTAGCTTTGATAGACAGAGTAAGATCTGTAGATAATGAGATAATTAGACAAGACACTCTTCTAAAGACTATACTTGGTGTACCACAACTAATGCATACCGATAGGTTAGCCAAGGCAGATAGAGATGACCAAAGAAAAGATTGATCCTTATGAATTAGAAAAAACTAGGATAGCTGTATGGGCTTTTTTTATTGGTGCTATTATGTTTTTAGCTATCATAGGCATGAATTTAACTGCTGATACCATAACTCATAAATTTAAAAACCCATCATTTAGTGGTATTGGTACAAGTTCACACTATTTAACGATAGAGAACCAAGAATTTAATCGTAAGATGTCTATCAAAGAAGAAATTGAAGCTATACAAGAACAGTTAGAAAGAGATAAAGAAAATACTACATTAGCTAGATTTATAAGAAATTTAGAATCAAGGATTTATGCACAGTTATCAAGACAATTAGTAGAAAACTTATTTGGAGAAACGCCAAGCACAGAAGGTACTTTAACATTAGAGGGTAATACCATCCAATATAGTATTAAAGATGGCCTTATTACTCTAATTATTACGGATGAAAACGGAAATGTTACGGAAATTCAGTTGCCTATTGGCGATTTTAGCTTCTAGTTGTAGCTTAGCTCCAGTAGATACTAACTTACAAAAAGGTAAAACTTTACCTAGTGTTCTGCAAATACAATCAGAAGAATTATTAAATGTAGCACAACCTAAAGTGCCTATAGTTGTCGCAGTATATCCAAATAGTTTTACTGATCAAACAGGTCAAAGAAAAAGTAATAGTGAGTTTGCTTTGTTTTCCTCTGCTATAACACAAGCACCAGGTCATTTGTTAATTAGAACTCTTAAACATACTGCAAATGGTAAATTTTTTAGAGTTGCTGAAAGGGTTGGACTAGATAATCTTACAAAAGAAAGACAACTTATAAGATCAGCTAGAGAACAAAACGAAGCAACAGATGGGCCTAAACCTATTATGCCTTTATTGTTTGCAGGTGTACTTATGGAAGGTGCCGTAATTGGGTATGACACAAATATTAAAAGTGGTGGTATCGGTGCAAGATATTTAGGTATTGGAATGAGTAAACAGTATCGTATAGACAATATAACAGTTGCTTTACGTATGGTTTCCATAGCTACAGGAGAAGTATTAATTGATGTTTTAGTAAATAAACAAATTTATAGTTATGGACAATCACAAGATGTTTTTAGGTTTATTGAAGCAGGTACAGAGCTTGTAGAAATAGAAACAGGAGATGCAGAAAACGAGCCTACAACTTTAGCTTTACAAAAAGCTGTAGAGGAAGCAGTTTTGCAAATAGTGAAAATAGGTTATGATAAAGGTTTTTGGGAGAAAAAAAATGAATCAATTAAAATTGATAAGCCTGATTGTGATGCTGACTGCATTGACAACATACGCGGCTGATAACGAAATATATGTAGACCAAAGTGGTGCTACTGCTAATATAGATCTTGAGCAATTAGGTTCTGGTAATATTATTGGTGGTTTAAATTCTTCAGCAGGTAGTTTAACTGCTTTAGATTTAGATGGTATTACTATGACGCTAGATATAAACCAAATAGGTGATACAAACAAATTTCTTGGTGATATATTAGGAGATTCTGTAACAGGCTTTTTTGAATTTGATGGTGATAGTAATACTTTTACTATTCAAGGAGATCCTACTAATACTTATGGTATTGATAGTTCAAATTATAATGTTGATGTTACAGGTAGTTCCAATACATTTACTTTAGACCATGGCACAAGTGCTTTAGCAGCAACTCTTGATTTAGATTGGATTATACAAGGTGATAGTAATACATTTGACTTTGATATTAATTATGATGGCGGCACTTCGTATGTAGACGTAGATGGTGATAGTAATACAGTAAACTTTACAGGTTCTGGTTATGCAGGTGGCTATTTTTATTTAGATCAAGCTGGTAACAGCAGAACATTTAACATTACACAAGCAAGCACTCAAGATAATGACTGGCTCAAAATTTTATCTATTGGCAATAATGGTACTGTGTGCGTCATTCAAAACGACCAAGGCACAAGCACAAGCTGCTGATATTGGTGATGTATCTGAACTAAATGGTTCAGCACAAATTGTAAGAGATAAACCTTACGAAGCTAATTTAAAGTTTGCGATACAAAGCAATGATGAAGCCATAACTAAAGATGGTCGTATGGCTATTACTTTTCTTGATGATTCTACTGTAAAACTTACTGAACATTCACAATTACTTATTGATGAATACATATATGATCCTGATCCAAGCAAAGCAAAGATGGCCCTTACCTTTGGACTTGGTACGGCCAGGTTTATCACAGGCAATCTAAACCGCATAGATAAGCAGAACATATCTTTAAAAACACCAACAGCTAACATAGCAATACGTGGGACTGATTTTACGGCTACAGTTGATGAATTAGGACGTAGCCTTATTATTTTGTTACCAGACGCTCTAGGGCTCTCTAGTGGCGAAATAGAGGTAGTTACTGCTATGGGCACGGTTGTACTAAATAAACCTTATGAAGCTACTACGGTAGATGTGTTTGAAAGCTCACCTACTAAACCTGTAATATTAGATTTAACATTAGATATTATAGATAATATGTTAATTGTTACGCCACCTAAAGAAGAAGATATTGCACAAGAAGAAACAGCAACAACTAAAACAGTTAATTTATTAGACTTTAATGATTTAGATGTAGATTATTTAGCTGAAGATTTGCTAGAAGATAATAGTTTAGAGTTTACAGAATTAGATATTAATTATTTAGATGTTAATTTTCTTGAAGATTTATTAAATGTTTTAGATGCTCTTGCTATAGAAAAAGAAGAAGACCAATTAGCTGCAGCTACAGGTGTGAATATTTCTGGTACACTTATAGGGCAAGATGCTAATACTCAAATAACTACAATAGTAGCAGGACAAGTTATAAGTTTACGTAGAAAAGTAAGCGAATCCGTACAAGTTGATTTAAACTCTGGTAATGGATATACCGTAATTTTGATACAAGATGGTGTTTCTAATATAGTTAAAATAAATGGAGGAGGAGATAGTGTAATCACTATTACTCAGAGTGATTAAATGAAACAACTATTATTGCCTATACTTATAATATTAGCATTACCTCTAGTATTCCAAAGTACACCTACAGAAATATTAAAACTTAAAGTGTATGACACTTTTATAAAAATACCAGAAGAATCAGGCAATTTTGTCATACTTAATATTACTGAAGAAGATGTAGAACGAGAAGGTGGTTATCCATTACCAAGACAAAGATTAGCTGAAATACAAATAGATTTACTTAATAAAGGTGCGATAGGTATTGGGTGGGTTATTAGTTTTCCACAAGCTGACAGAATGGGTGGCGATGAAGTATTTGCTGCAGCACTAGAATATGCACCGTCTGTAATAGCTATGTTTGAAGACGGCAAAGGTAATTATCCTGCCTCACCTGGAACTGTTGTGCTTGGCGAAGATAATGGTGGTATAATAAGTTTGGGAGTGAAGGCAAACCATCCTCTCTTGTCAAATAAAACACTTCAAGGGTTAGCCATTGCTCCCACTGATGTTGACCAACTTGTAAGAAGAATACCTCTTTTAGTTAAAACTCCTGACAATGATTGGATTCCTAGTTTTGGTACACAAATATACAAAGCATTATTTGGTGTAAAAACTTATATTATAAAAACTAATGATAATGGTATATCAGAAATATCAATAAGAGGAATACCACCAGTTAAAACAGATAGTCTTGGTCGTAAATGGATTAGTTGGGTTGATACACCGCAAACAGACTTACAAGAAATGAATGTAAATGGTAAGTTTGTTTTTATAGGTGTTACTGCTAACGGGGTGATGCCGCAAATTTCCACGCCTGTCGGTTTGTTAGAACCACATAAAATACAAACAGCACTAGCAGAATCAATACTTATACAAGATAGTCCTTACATACCTGACTGGGCAATAAGTATTAACTTGTTAATACTTATAATAAGCGTTCTTATTGTTTGGTTTATGCTTTTTTATTTTGGAATAACATGGGGAATAGTATTAAGTTTATTATCTATGTTTATTACAGGTAGTATTGGATATTACTTTATACAAAAAGGTTTGTTAATAGATGTTACTTGGAGTTTAATATCTCAATTTATAACAGGTAGCATAGCTTTTTATTTAAGATTTAGAGAACAATATAAATTAAGACAACAAATTAAAAAACAATTTGAACATTACTTAGACCCAAGACAAGTAAAACAATTACAAGATAATCCAGAATTATTAAAACTAGGTGGAGAAAGAAAGTATTGTACTTTTCTTTTTACAGATGTAAGAGGTTTTACAAGTTTATCAGAAAAGTTAGAGCCAGAAAAAGTTACAGAAATTATGAACAAAGCTTTAACTATACAAGCTGATGCAGTTAAAAAATACGGAGGCATGGTAGATAAGTATATTGGCGATGCTATGATGGCCATATTTAATGCACCGATAGACTTACCAAACCATGAAACTGTTGCGGTGTTGTGTGCTGAAGAAATACAAGAAAATATTAAAAAAGCTAATCTTGGTATTGAAATAGGAATAGGAATTAATACTGGTGAAGCTGTAATAGGAAACATGGGTAGCAATACAAGGTTTGATTATTCAGCTATAGGAGATGCAGTCAACCTTGCTGCTAGGTTAGAAAGTTCTACTAAAGAAGTTGGAGAAGATATTGTTATAGGATATAACACTATTAATGTTAAAAACTTTATTGATACAATAACATTAAAAGAATTAAAAAGTATTTATGTAAAAGGTAAAGAAAAACCAATTAACATATATACAGTATATTAGGAGTTTTATGAAAGGTTTATTAAAAAATATAGTAGGTGCAGTTGCACCAACATTAGGCACAGCAATTAGTGGTCCTTTAGGCGGAATGGCTATGGGTAAAATAGCAGAAGTATTAGGCGTATCTAATGACCAAAAATCTATACAACAAGCAATTCAAAATGCTACACCAGAACAAATGTTAGAACTTAAAAAAGCAGAACAAGAGTTTGAAGTGCAAATGAAAGAACTTGATGTTGATGTATTTAAGTTGGAAGTAGCTGATAAACAAAATGCTAGAGGTATGTTTAGCAAAGATTGGACAGCTAGAATTATAGGTTTATTTACTATAGGTGGATTTCTTGGTTATATATTTTTAGTAACACTACAACCACCAGAACAAAATTCAGAAGCATTAATTAATTTAGTGCTAGGTTATTTAGGAGGACTTGCAAGTGCCATTATTTCGTTTTATTTCGGAGCATCTCACACCAACGACAAAGGAGAATAGTATGGAAATATCACAAGAAGGTTTATCCTTAATTAAAAAGTTTGAAGGTTGTAAACTTAAAGCGTATAAATGTGCAGCAGGTGTATGGACTATAGGATATGGAAGTACTAATGATGTAGAGGAAGGTATGGAAATATCACAAGAAAGAGCAGATATGTTACTACTTGAAGATGTTGATGTATTTGAAGAAGCTGTAAACAAACTTGTTGAAGTGCCATTAGAACAAAATCAATTTGATGCTCTTATATCATGGACATTTAATCTTGGACCAACTAATTTAAAAAACTCTACTTTGTTAAAAGTATTAAATAATAAAGATTATGATGGAGTACCTGCACAAATAAAAAGATGGAATAAAGCAGGTGGTAAAGTATTGCAAGGTTTAATAAGAAGAAGAGAAGCAGAAGCCTTATTATTTGAAGGCAAAGAATGGCATGAGGTATAACTATGCCGTTTGCAAAGTTTAAATTTAAACCCGGAATAAATAAAGAAGGAACTAATTATTCTAATGAAAATGGTTGGTTTGATGCTGATAAAATTAGATTTAGAAAAGGCAGACCAGAAAAAATAGGTGGTTGGGAAAAATATTCTTCTAATACTTTTCAAGGAACTTGCAGAAAAATTCATGTATATAAAGATATAGAGCAAAGTCAATATAAAATATTAGGTACACATAAAAAACTTTATGCGTTAGAAGGAGATGTGTATAACGACATAACTCCTATTAGAAGCACAACATCTGCAGGAGATGTAACTTTTGCAGCAACTAATGGTAGCTCAACAATTACAGCAACCGATACTTCTCATGGTGCAGTAGCAGGAGATTTTGTTACATTTAGTGATGCTGCTACTTTAGGTGGAAATATTACAGCAGCGGTTTTAAATCAAGAATATGAAATAGTTTCTATACCTAATTCTAATACATTTACATTTGTAGCTAAAGATACAAGCGGCACTGAAGTAACTGCAAATAGTAGTGATACTGGTAATGGTGGTAGTTCTACAGTAGGCACTTATCAAATTAATGTAGGATTGGATGTATATGTATCATCAACTGGTTGGGGTGTAGATACATGGGGTGCAGGAACATTTGGTTCTGCAACATCTTTATCTTTAAATAATCAATTAAGATTATGGACAATAGATAATTTTGGAGATGATGTTATAGCAGCACCTAGAGGTGGACCCATATATTACTGGGACGAGTCTAGTGGTTTAGGAACAAGAGCAGTATTAGCTAGTAGCAAAAGTGGTGCAAGTAATACACCAGTAGCAGTATCTCAATTATTAATGTCAGATGTTGACCGCCATGTTATAGCTTTAGGTTGTAATCCAATAGGCTCATCTACCATTGACCCTTTATTAGTTAGATTTTCAGATGCAGAAAATGCAGTAGATTGGACACCAACAGCAACAAACTCTGCTGGTGGTGTAAGGTTATCTACAGGAAGTTTAATAGTAGGTGGTTTACAAACAAGACAAGAAATACTTATATGGACAGATGTAGGTGTAGTTTCAATGCGTTTTGTTGGGCAACCTTTTATATTTAGTTTTAACGAAATAGCAACAGGTATGTCTTTAATATCTCCAAATGGTGCAGCTACTGCAGGTGGAGTAGTTTACTTTATGGACGATGGAGCTTTTTATCAATATGCAGGTTCAGTACAAAAATTACCATGCACAGTATTAGATTATATATTTAGTGATTTTAATAAAGGACAAGCTTATAAAGTTTTTGCAGCACCTAATCCTAAATACAATGAAGTTATTTGGTTTTATCCTAGTGCTAGTTCAACAGAAATAGATAGATATGTAACTTATAATTATTTAGAGCAAAGTTGGAGTATAGGAACAACAACCGATGGTTTTGTTAGAACAGCTTGGAACCCAGCTTATAGTTTAGATTATCCTATAGCTGCTAGTAAAAATGATGACTCTGGATTAAATTATTTATATAACCAAGAGTTCGGTTGTTTAGCAGATGGTAACGGATTTACTGCTTTTATAGAGTCATCTGATTTTGACTTAGACCCAGCAGGGGAAAAGTTTATGTTTATGTCTAAACTAATACCAGATTTAGAATTTAGAAAATCATCTGATACAGGTAATACAGTTGATTTTATAATTAAAGGAAGAGATTATCCTTTACAAGATTTATCTACATTATCTACAACATCTGTTACACCTAGTTCTACATTTGCAAACATCAGAGGTAGAAGCAGACAAAGTGCAATAAGAGTTAGTAACTCTACTGGTAATTTTGGTTGGCGATTAGGCGATATAAGATTAGAATTAAGACAAGATGGTAAAAGATAATGGCAGATAAAAGTGCAGTACCTTTACCTATAACAACTCCTGAATATGAAGAGTTAAATGAATCTATTACTAGAAGAACAATAGAACAAACTTTTCAAGATATAAATTCAGATATAGGTAATGCTAAAAGAAAACAAGATAGCGTAAGCAGTAAAGCTATGCGAAGACATCAATTTTTATTAATGGGAGTTACAGGTGGCTGATAGTTTAAAAGTATTAGGACAAGTTGACCCAGCAGCTACAACTACTACAGTTCTTTATACAGTACCAGATAAAACCCAAACAACAGTAAGTTCTATAGTAGCTGCAAATAGAACAGGCTCTGCAATAACATTTAGACTAAGTGTTCATGTTGGCGGAGCAGGTGCAGATGATAAACAATATCTTTATTATGATAAATCTGTAGCAGCAAACGATTCATTAACCATTGTAATAGGTATAACCCTTGACCAAACTGATGTATTAAAGGTTTATACCAGTGCAGTAGATATGAGTTTTAATATATTTGGTTGTGAAACAACCGAGGAAAGATAAATGGATATAAGACAACAAACCAAAAATGTAGCAGCACAAGGTCGTTATGGCGACAATATGTTACTTCATGTTAATCCTGTAGAAATGCAAGGGTTAGCATCTGTTATGCCATTAACAAAAAATCCACAGACAGGACAGCCTGAAGCTTTCTTACCTTTTTTAGCACCGCTATTAGGTAGTATGGCTGGTACTGCTTTATTTACAGGATTAAGTCCAGCAGTTGCAGGAGCAATAGGCTCTGGTTTAGCTAGTACTATTCAATCAGGAGATTTAAGACAAGGAATGTTAGCAGGTTTAACAGGATTTGGTTTGGGTCAAGCATTTGGTGCTGCTGGTGTTGGAGAAGCTGGTAGAGCTGCTGCTGATGCAGCAACAACTGGAGCAGCAGCAACGACTGGAGCAGAAGTAGTTGCTGATATAGCTTCAGATACATTTGGACAAGGAGCAACAGGTGGATTAGGTGCATTAACAGGAACAGAAGTTGTTGGTGGTGCTGGTATTGGAGGTGGAATGGGAGCAACAGGTGGAGTGGGTGCATTAACAGGAGCACAAGGAGCAACTCCACTACCAGTAGATGCAACTGGTGCTTTAGCTGATGCTACTACTGGTGGTTTTGATGCTTTTGCATCTCAACTAGCTAAACCTAGTTCATATTTACCAATCGCCATGGGAGAGGGTACTAGAGGTACAATACAAGCACAAGAAGATTTTGAAAAAGCTATGAGAGAGTATGAGCTTGGACAAAAACAAAGAGAAGAAGAAATGTATGCTATGTATCCAGAGCAAATACCAATGAGTAATCCTTATTACTATGGTAAAGAAGGTGGAGTTATAGGTATGCAAAAAGGTGGAGAAGTTCTTGATGAAGAAAGAAGCGTAAGTTTATTACCCGGAAAAGGAAGAATAAGACCATTACAACCACCTAGAGATAGACTTCCTAGAAATATACCACTACCACCTACAGGTAGTTTTGAAGCTGCTATGTCTGGTGGTCTTGATGCTTATTACACACCACCTAAACAACTTAGTGGTCCAGTAACAGCAGAAGCTGTACCTGTAATAGACCCAATGACAGGTATGCCCATGTTAGATGCAGAGGGAAATCCTGTACCATCAGGACAATTTAAACCATCTGCTAATTACAGACCCGGTATTGACCCAGAATTTAATTACTTACCCGGTGGTAATAGACCTGCTTCATCTTTAACAGGTTTAGGTAATTTTCTTGGACAAACAGGATTTGATTTAGGTGGAATAAATCCTTATATAGCAGCTAATATGTTAAGTAATCCTAGAATAGAACAAAGTCTTATAGACATGATGGAACCTAATAATAGATTTAATGAACAAAGAAGAGACTTTGGTCCTATGTTTGACCCTGTAAATATAGATATGAGTAATTTATATTCACAACCTTACACTCCAAACATTACACCTATGACAGACCCTATGCCACCAATGCGTGATGATTTTATGTCTATAGATAGAATCGGTAATGATATGAGAGATATAGGTATGCCTAAATATGATATTAGCAATCCGCCACCAATATCTGAACGAATACCCGCAACATCTGATATACCATTATCAGGAGGAACAGGTATGTTTGGTAGAGGTTATACTTCTGATGAAGTTATAGGTGCAGGTGGTGGACCTGAATTAAGACGTGGTGTTACCAGTTTTGATAGACTAATAG